GCTAGGGTCAACAACTTGGTGACGCTTCATTTGTGTCATAACCTTTTGCATATACTGTTCAACGTCTTGCGGTGCGATGCCGCCAACATCAATTTTGAATACGCGTCTTTCTGGTGATCTTGTGATTCGATATGCCATCATAGCATCCTCAAGAAGGGTAAGCTGTCTCCAAATCCTACGGGAAGGCTCCAGCACAGATGTGCCATAGGGGGCGTGCTTATCGTTACCTAAAACACGGAAGTGAGCAATCTGCCAGTTCTCTAGTGTCAAACCAGCATTGTTCCATTGGAATTGAACGTAGTTCGGGTTTGTGGGATCTTCTCCCTCAAGCCTTTCGACTTCTTGAGGAGGCAAGCCGATGCAGTTTTGCAGTCCTTTAGTTTCATCTAAATCTAGATACAAGAACATGTCTCCATACTTACACATGGTTCTTGCCCAACCAAAAAGATTGTGCTCAATATTCATTACATTATAATAAAGAGAGTGCAAAATATATTTGATTTCATCGTTGGGGCATTTAATATGAAGCATTGGGGTCAATGCTGAGTGAGTTGTCATCTCGTCTGCATAGATGTCGAGAGAAGATGCAATCTCGGGTGTAAATTCCATTTGGTCAAAATCTATATAGCGCTCTGATCTGTTTCTGTTTGAGATCATATTCAAAGCCATCACGTTCATCGGATTGTATTCAGTTTTCTTAAACTGTTGTCCTGATGCGGACTTAAAGCGCTTTGCATAAATGTCCAAGTGGCGTCGTCTTAGTTGTCGCCCTGATTGTGTTCGTCGTTGGGTCAAAGGCCCCGAGAACATTCTTGTTAAAGCTTTGAATAAATCGTTTTGATTGTTATTCGGGTTTCTTTCGTTACGAGCCATTTTCTATCCTTTGTAAATCCAGAGAAAGTTTTTTGCCTTCTCTATTTCCTCCTCGTATTTTTGCTCGAACGATTCATTGTAAATTTTTTGACCTTTGATTTGAGTATTCATCGTTGTTGTCGACTTCATCAAACCACCGAGCATCGCCTTTTTGTAAGCCATGTCTCTTTCGTTTTCTGATAGGGCTGTATCTCTCACCCAGCAAGCAATTGCTAAGGACATAACCAAATCATCATTGTAAGAGCGCATCGCTTGAGGTTTACCGTTTTGCCAAATAAAAGTTTTTAGTTCGTGAAAAACACGATTAGAGTGTATATTAATTAGTTTGTTTCTAACGTACTCCTCCAATTTGGCCACAATTAAAGGTCTTGTCTTTGTTGAGGTCGTGAAGCCCATGACAGCTCTGTCGTCATTCTCGGCCAAATAAGATTCTACATATTCGTGAGTTGATTTAATTGAGTAATAAAGCTTTTTATATTCTTTTTCTCTAAGCTTTTCTAAAACAGCTATACCAATACCGTTATTTTCAACAACAAGAAGGCATGTTCCATATTCACTACCGGCACTATATAAAATGTCCGAATAGAGGTCCAAATCAGGCTTTCCTTGATACTCTGCCACAACAGTCATGGTGTCAACCCTTAAGACATGAAAGCAGCTAAAATCAGCACCATCTCCTCTTGCAACATCAGCAACAAGAAGGTATGGCACTCCTTCTTCGTATCTTTCCCAAATCCAATAGTTTCTATCATACCCAGTTTTATATTGAGGCTCACATACTTCGGCATGAAGTCTTTGGAGGTCCTCTGGATTAATAACTGTTTCACCAGAAGCATTGAAAGAACATTCAAGCTCCTGTGCAATTTGCCTCTTTGACATGTTTCGAGTTTCTTTTTCAAACCAAGCATCATCACGATCGGGATGGACATCCCAGTTTAGTTTTGTGGGAAAGAAATCGTTGTTTCCTGTCTCGGCTTCAGTGTAAGCTTTGTGGAACCAATTTCCAACGCCGTTAGGGGTGCTCAGAGCGATGCAGCGCCCTCCTGTAGACAAAGTAGGGTAAAGACCCGTCCAAAGCTCTTCGAGGCCGTCAACGAACGCTGCCTCGTCTATAATGAGCAATGACAAAGCTTCCGAACGACCAGCGTCTCCTGATGTCGTTCCCGCTTTTACTTGAGAGCCATTTGTAAGTTCGAATGACTGTTTGTTGTCAACTGAGATCTTTGCAATCAACATCCATGACGGAAGGTTCTTGAAGATCATCTTGACTTTCTTTACGAGGTTTGTTGCCGTGGATAGTTTGGTTGCAATAACGAGAACATTTTTTTCTCGATGAAATAACATGAACCAAGCAACATAGGCAGCAGAAATCGTTGATATTCCAAGCTGTCTTGCTTTTAGAATCACATTAAAGCGATAATCGTTAAAGCTTTGAAGCATATCCCTTTGGTATGGGTAGGTCTTAAATGGAATTTGTCCGTGCATAGGATGAGAAATCTTGCAATAATTATCGATGAAGTATTGAGGATCCTTCCCGCATTTTACAAGCTCTTTAACAATTTCATTTTTGGTGAGTTTCATTTATTACTCTATGATTTATTACTCGCAACAGTCACATTCGCAACATTTACATTTGCAAATTGGACAGCATTCATCCTGTACATTATTCATTTTTGATTATCTCCAGCTTTGATTTTCTCATTTTGAGGGCGTTTTGCCTTAGCGGTTTGCAAGAACTTTTTAGTAATATCTCTAGTGGTATCTTGCGACGGAGCGCCGATTTGATCCATTTCCAAGCCACCAATTTTGTAGTGCTGGTATGCTTGAACAAATGTACGAACTCTAGATGTTGTTTGAACAATGATTTGCGGTTCTCCTTTGGCAGTCAAAGTAACAGAATTTCCAGTGATCGCCTTGTATTCCTTTTGCAAAAACTTTTTGACTTCATTGATAGTTTGAGCAATATCGTTTTCAAAACCGTTATCTTTCAAGTCTCTCATCATCACGTCAGACTGATAATTAATGATGATTGAATCTGCGTAAAACTTAACTTTAAATCCGTCTATGACTCTCTTATCGAGCAAGGGAATACCTTCTTCTCTCTTAAGTCCAACTTTACGCACTTGCCCATCAAGGGAATAGTTTTCCATATGTGCGCCGTCATAAGCGTTTGAGGCAGCCTCAGCGAGTCCTCTGATAATTTCTAACGTTTTTTGATTACTCATTTGTTTGGTCTCCAACCTGATTTCCATCTTTCCTCTCGGCCTTCAACGTATTGAATGTAACACTTAAAACAACAGTCAAATTTCGTCATGTAAACATCGTCGACGGATTTGAATGAATAAGTGTTACATGTTGGACATGAACGCTCCGATTCTCTATTAAGTAGTTCTTTCGATATTAAAACCCCATCTAAGTCTACCTTCTCACTCTCGGCATTGTCGTATCTGTAGTTTGACTTGAGTTCATCGAGATACTCTTTTTCTTTATCGTCATCCCATTGGGATTTTGGATTTACTATTGTTTCTTTGCCATATTTATCGGCAATAGCCTTTTCCACTTTTATAGCGTAATTTGGATCTTTACTCACTCTCACCTCTTTTTTGCCAATCATATGAAATCTTATCGTCTGTTATTGGACCTCCTTTTGCCCAAGTTCTACAGGATCTAGCACTATGACACTTGAAGTGATGCATCCAGCAATACCCTAATCGACCATCATCATCCGAGGTTACACCGGGCATACAGGCATCCATTCTTGGGCTTATGTCAAAAGCGACACAATTTCCACACAAAGATTTCTTTGCTGCTTGTACTGTTGTGTTCCAATACTCTGCGATATCTTTCCAATAATCACCGGGCTCATCAACATTAAGGGGACCATATTGAATATAGTCTGCTTTAATTGCAGCGTCTCTATTTTTAGTGTTTAGCTCTAAGTCTTTTGCGGCAACTGGGCATGCCATAATACCAACTTTTTTTAACGCATTTATAATTCTTATTTTTATCATTTAGTTGCGACCTCAATTTTATTCGCGGCATAATAAGTTGCCAAAGATGCTGAAGTTCCAAGAATAAATCCTCCAAAAAATACCCATGACGATCTTTTTGTGCTTGAATATTTTCTAAGAGTATGTATTTCCTCATCTTTGATTTTTATCATTGCATCATATTTGGTTTGCAATGCTTCTTTTTCTATCTCTAAATAGTCAATTTGATGCTGTTTTTCTGCAAGCTGGAGAGAAAAATCAAGAGTATCGTTCAGAGTACACTGTTCTTCCGCGAATTCTTTCATCGTTATTATTGAAACAACAGCCTCGTCGTTAAGCAATCTACCATCAAAAGGAGCAGGCTCTCCTTCAACTAAACGTGTCATGAGAGGTTCTGCGAATGCTAATGTAGTGAGAAGCCAGATCATTTAATCATTCTCTTCCACTTGTTTTTGATTGACTCTGACAGATTCGTTGGGCCGAAATCTGGGATATCCAATGAATCCAATTGCTCTGGATCGACTTGTTGCAATGCTGCATCCACCTCAGGTTGAGCCGATAGCTCTGCTTTTTTGCTTTCTAGCCATGGCGAGAATTGTCTAATAACTTCAACATTTTTTAAGTTATTTAAGAAATACATAATCTCTTCTCTGGTTTTGTCTTCTTTTTGATTTGAGATTACTTCTTTGACTAAGTCTTTAACAAACATTTTGATGGTTTTGTTATAAGCATTTTTTTCATCTTCTTCCCCACTAATCATCTTAGCATCATCCGCAGACAGCACATTTCCTTGATCAATGTCTCCCTTGATCTTTGAAAAGATATCTGTTGCTATCTCAGAAGGAGTGAATGGT